ATAATCCTACCTCAACGTGATTCCGTAGTCTTCGAGTTCCTTTTCGAGATCGGCGATCGACACATAGCCCTTGGAAACGCTGTCTGCGAGGTAGTTTACCTCGTCCCAGACCCGCCGGAGCCGTGTGTAGCCGAAGCCCTCCTTATCCCGCAGCGCCGAGAAAAAGATTGCCCATGCTGTTGTTACCGCCTCGTTCTGTGCGGCTTTCTTTGCCTTTTGCACGTCCGCCAGTGTCGCCGGACGCCTGTGCGGATTGACACGCTTTTTCTTCATCGCCGTACCTCCATGCTAAATAGCGCCGTACTTTGCAGCTGTATTCAGTCACTGTCCTTGTTCTCCTCCTG